TTCTGCTCTCAGGGGCTTTACTGGAGATTTGCCGTCCTTCACAATGAAGGAAGTGCCCGATTCTAGGCACGTTGCTCAGCAATTTCTCCTGTATTTTGGGCTTTTAGGCTTTTTGGTGTTGACGGACTTTGCCTGGATTTCGTTCTACATGAAGTCTGGCCGGTATGATGGCGATGAGCGCCATTGGGTTTGGATCTTCTTGAATCTCATTTGGGAGTGCCCAACCTTTGCGAACAGCACCCGCCAAGTAGTCTTCTTGTGTTTGACTTTGCTTGGTGCGTGTGCTATGGTGAGAGTTCGATTGTTTGAGGCCGGCAGGCTCGACATACTCTTGCTATGGCAGTATGTCGCTCAGGTTCGTGCACTCATGGTTTGTTTGGGTTTCTTGACCACTTTGTCAATTGGTTACTATTTCGTCCTCTTCGGAGGGCCACCACTATGGGTGGCAGCTATCTGGGTATGTTCAGGGCTCGTTCTTGTTCTTTCTGACCCCTCCGTGTTCGTCTATTCGCGGTTCACCTTTTCTGGCTTTCGTATGTATTACAAGCAGAAGGATGGGCGTATAGATGTTCATGCAGGTGGTGATTTGAAACATGACGATCCAGTTCTTGCGGACTACCGGATATGGACTACGATGGAATGCCGTGACGTAGTTGTGAGTGCTGAATTGTGGACTCAGCTCATGGGATATGACGTCGTTAATCCGCTGTATACTTTGGACCTTGTATGGAATAAAATGAACATCAAGGCTTCCAAGTTCTATAGTATCAATCAGCAGCGATACGACGAACTTCTCATTGGGCCGATCATTGAGGACACGGTCCGGCTTTCATATGCACTTTGCAAGTCGAGGAGGGAAAAGGATGCCAAGCTGCCTTTTCCAAAACCCACTCTGTCTCTTTAGAGGGACCTTTGAGGTGGGTTGCATACGGGTACCGGTTTGGGGAAGTCCCCCTTCCGGATGTAGGACCTATCCACCCGTCCGTTCGTATAGGCAAACACAGGACCTTGGAATCTGCAAGGCGCCCAATTGTGTATGCTTCGTTGGGATGCCACACCAACGGGATGCTTATGCCGCATCCTTGTCCGAACGATGCACTCACCTTCGAGGCAGCAGTGAGGAAGCGTTTCGCCACCGACCCTCCTAAGGCTGATATAGCGCTTAGGGAGAGATTTCGGGCGTGGGTGATCGCGAAAGTTTGTCGGGAGTTCAAGCCCCTCGCTTTCGACACTGATGTTTCATTTGAAACCTGGCTCAATGGCACTAATTACTCTGATGGAAGGAAGAAAGACCTCCGCGTGGTCCGAGACGGCTTTTTGAATGGCACTCGGGATAGGACGCGTTGGATCTACAGAGTAAAACAGTTCATGAAAGATGAACCCTATCCCGAGTACAAACACCCGAGGCCTATCAATTCCCGATCCGACACGTTCAAGTGCGAGATTGGTCGCTTCTTCAAGGTGATCGAAAAAGAACTATACAAGAACCCGTTCTTCATAAAGAACGTTCCGGTCTCTGAGAGACCAGCATTCATATCTGCAAAATTTCGCCCTGGCAAAATCATGGAATCCGATTGGAAAGCATGTGAAGCCATGTTCACTCGTGACCTTATGTATGATTGCGAATTTATTCTGTATTGTTATTTGACCAAAGATCTACCTGAATTCGAATATTTTGCGTTCCTATTAGACTCCGTCATCGCTGGCGACAATGAAATTGTTTCAAAGTATTTCTTGTCATGGTGCGAAGCCAAGCGAATGTCTGGCGAGATGAACACGTCCGCCGGTAATGGAGTGTCAAATTGGTTTGTGAATGAATTCATGATGACAGAAGTTAAGAAGATGACTGATTTCGAAGGAACCGGTGAAGGGGATGATGGTTTGTTTCAAGCAAACGGGGAATATCCGACAGCCGCGGATTATAAGGCCTTGGGGGTCAACGTGGAACTCATCGTCCACGATGACCTAGCCTCAGCTTCATTTTGCGGGATCATTTTTGACCCGATTGACAATATCAATGTTACTGATCCGAGAGAAGTCCTTGCCCAATTTGGATGGACGTCTCGTCAGTATGCGCAGGCGAAG